CTTCAGCTCTGGGAACGGCTTGAATGGGATGCTCTTTAAGAGGATGCCGTAAGTAACGTCCAGATCCTTCCGTGCGTCTGTACCTTTTTGAATATATGATGGCAAGAGTGCTGACATGTTATGGTTGGTTAAAGCGTGAAGGTAAGCGAAATGTTAATAATTTCAAAACTTTGAAAGGGGGAGTTTTAACCCACCCTGATAGCGGTTCCGTTGGGGGCTGAGAAAATGCAGGAATCAAACCTCCCCATCACTCTTGTCATGAGGTCAGAGTTGGCTCGCATCGCCCCGATATTTTCCCGAACCTCCTGCATCAGCCCTTCCGACTTAATCATTATGCCGTCCTCGGTCAAGGCCGAGGTAATCATAGCCATTTGGTAACGTCCGGCTACGGAATTCTGTGCGATTCCTGCAATGTACCCTGCAAGCTTGGTGGCGGTGTCCTCCTTGATGTTTTCGATATTGGATTTGAGGGAAGTGGGTGAAGAAGTCTTGTCAAAGGCGGTCACGTCAAAACCTGCGGCTGCCAGATAATCCTTTAGCGTGGTCATATAGGCGTTAGCATCCTCTGTTGCCGTTCCCAAGCTTGCCATATATTTGGCGAAGATGTCAGCAGACTGGGTTGCATCATCTGGATTAGCGTCTCCCATTGCCGCCAATATCTCATTTTGTATTGACCCGAAGATTGTAGCGAAATATTTACTGTACGCAATATCCTCAACCATTTGCCACAGCGCGTCCGAAACATACCCCGTCATGTCGTCTACCGCGTCCTTGACGCTGCCCATGTTCTCGGTAATGGAGTCCATGATGGAAGAACCTACGGAACCGAATACGCCGGAAAGATAGTCGGACATTTCGGTTATTGCGGTTTTATAATCCTCGTATGCGGAAATCAATCCATCCACATAAACCTGACTCTCCTTGCTAAGTTCTCCGCTGGCTGACAACGCCTTGGCCGCCGCATAGTCGAAGTCCTTAAAAACCCTCGTTAAATCTGAAAAATAAGTATTGGCCGTCTTTTCAAAATCAGCTTTATTCATATTAAGCATTGCAGCCCCCGCCTTATCAAATAGTGGCATTATGCTCATCAAGTCTGGGCCTCCACCCTTAGACCATAAGTTAACGGACTTCGTAATTATGGAGTCCATAATATCCCCAAAATCCTTTAGGGATGCGCCCATGTCTATAACTGCTGTTTTTCCCTTCGCCCACTTATCATCCCCGAATATATTCATGGTGGAGCTGTCCCGAAGTTCCGCATTTATATCACGTAGGACATTAAGCATAGTCAGATACTCCTCTGTCGATTTCTGGATTTCAGCCTGCCTATCCTTCTCGGCATCGGAAAATGCTTTTGTTATTGCGGCCAATATTTGTATCGCAGCCGATATTACCGTCAATATCACCGACGCCTTTTCGGCAGCCCCAATTCCAGCGGCGGAAGCAGCCGATATGCCTTCCAATATTTTTATAGTCCCCGTGGCCGTAGCGGATATTGCAGTAAGTGTTGCCTTAACCCCAGCATCCATATTATCAAACGCACCAATCAAATCGTCCACCGCCGACTGCACATTATTCAGGGCGGTTACGGTTTTCTTGAAATCCTTGTAAGAGGTGTCCTTGTCCGCCTTGGCCTTGTTGGCTACGAGTTCGTTATATTTCTTTTCAAGCTCCAAATACATTTGATGCCAAGCCGCCTGTTGTTCGGGAGACGATGCGTGACCCGATTTTAAGGTAGCCATAAGGGATTGCATTTCGGACTGAACCTCGGCTATCGACATGTCGGCAATCCACAACATCAAATCCTTGTATTCCTGAGACCTCTTGGCATATTCTTCCTCGATGGCGTTAACCGCCTCGCTGTGTTTAAAAGTAGCCTCTTTTCCAGCTTCTGAACCCATTCCTAAAATACCAATTTCCTTAGAATACTTGGCATTTTCGTCAGCCATCTTTTTCAAGAACCCCTCATTGTCGTCGTAAATCTTTTGAAGCATAACCTTATTATCGACAACCTTTTGCATATTGGCATCTGAAACCTTCTGATTTATTTCATCTACCACCGCCAAAACTTGCGCCCCGTTACTTTTGGCCGATTTGGAATTAAGTAACCCGAGCAGGTTGGATTGGACTCCGTTATCATTTACATTAACATTGGAATATCTACTGTCAGCCTTGACCGTAGATTTAGCCATGCTTTTAACCGAAGTTGGCGCATTGTCAACCGTAAACCCTTGCGCCTCAATTAATTTGACATACCACGCGTAGGCTTCCTCGATAAGTTTGATTCGGGCTTTTAAGGAATCGGCAGCTTTGTCGTCTGCTGATTTCTGTTGCTTGGCGATATTTGGTATGTCATAAGCCTTCAGTAATTCCTGCAAGTCGCGTATCTTGTCTTTTAACGGGGATTTCTTGGCGTCAGCTACGGACATGGCATCTATTAATTCCTGATAGGCTTTGATTTGCTTTTCAATCTTTTCCTTGGCCGTAAGCTCAGAATCAGGGGGCTTTACGTCACGGAGCATCAACCCAGTCTTTTCAAGTTCGAGATTGATGGATTTAAGTCTGAATTCAAATGGATCGGCATTGAGTCCCCACCCGCTTAACCCATCGGTAGTTTCCATTACCAAGTTCCTATTTTCCGTGAGCCTTTCCTTTTCTGCTAATAGTAGCTTCTGACGCCCGTGCAATATATCTAAACGTGTTTTTTCAGGCAGTAATAAGAAGTTCGCTTCATCTTTAGCTTGTTTAATAGAATCAAGCTCTTGCTTCATAAGCCCAACCAATAAGAGCTGGCTCTTATACCTTTTTTCAACCTCTTGGCTATTGACTACGGAAAATGTTTTCCAATCTACCTGAAATATAGGCGGCATCTTCAAACTTGACAGTTTGGATATTGCATCTTTATACACTTGAACCTTCGAGGCCACATCCGCCTCTGATTCGAATATAGAAATGGCGTACTGCTGAGAGTCAGAACCCTGCGCCTTAAACTGCCCTAACGTCTTTCCGCCAGTGATTTTCGGAGCCACCTTCTGTAGTTCGTTATAGGCTTTTACCTGCTCCCATACGGCGGACGTTTCAGAATTAATTACAGTTACAAGTTTGTTTATTTTCCCAGATAAAGCCTCCTTTTGCTCTGCGGCTTTTTTATTTAGCTCGTTTAATTTGATCTGAGCCTTTTCTTGAGCGGTGGTCGCATCATGGAACGCCCACATAGCTCCTACTAAGGCTACGAGTATCACAGATATAGCCACGTATGGATTTTTTACGATGACTTTATTTAAAAATATCTGTGCTGCCGTTAGTGCTTTTGTGACATTAAACTGTATTAGTTCCGCCGCCGTCCAACCTTTTGTAGCAGCGGTGGCAAATATCATTGCGGTTTTATATGTTCCGATAACAGCAATGGAAGCTACAACTGCCTTTACAACGCCCTCCCAATGATAAGTCAGATTAGTCAGCATGTCCACTCCGCCTTTCAGCAGCCCACCGTCATTTCCACCAATCTTAGCTAGCGCAATATCGAAAGCATCCGCCAAATTGGAAATCTTACCTGCGAGCGTGGCTGCCTGAACTTCCTGCATCTTATAGAACTTCCCGCCAGCCGATGTCATGTCATCAAAAATATCCTTAACCATACCGAAGGATACCATACGCTTGGAAATCTTAGTAAATACCTCACCTGCGGATACGGTTCGGCCTTCGAGTTCGGTAAATTTCTTGGCAAGTTCGGCGACCAACGGGATGCCCGCCTCCGTGAATTGTCTCAATTCTTGCCCTCTAAGAACCGACGCAGCCTTAACCTGTCCAAAGGCAAGAGTGATGCGTCCCATGTCTACGCCAAGTCCAGCAGATACGTCGGCCAAGTTCTTCATGGTAACGTAAAGCTCGTTGGTCGGAATCGAAAAGGCCGCCAACTGTTTGGTATATGATATAAGGTCTTTGAAGCGGAATGGGGATTCTACGGATAAGGATTTAATCTGACCGAAAATCTTGTCGCCAGCAACCTTGTCCTGCAAGATGGCATTCATGGACGCATGTTGCAGTTCGAACATACCAGTCACTTCGGCTAATTTTCCGATAAACCGCTCTACGGCATAGATTGAGAATAAGGTTCCGAATTGGTTTGAAAGTTGCATCCCGAGCATTCGCTGGGACATCATGGTCTTATTGGTAAGGCGCATCTGGGAGTCGAGGTTCCTCTGTGCGGAATTGGCGGTATTGGTTCCCTTGACAAAACCCGATGAGTTTATGCCTAAATCCATCTTAACCTCTTTGCCGTATTTGGCTTTTGTCTTTGCCCAATCCTTAGCGAATTGGTCGTCGTTAAGCCCTAAGTCGAAATACAGTGTGCCCAGTTTTTGTCCCGCTCCTTTTGCCATGTTGGTAATTATTTAGGGGTGATAGCCGAGACTTCCCCTGTTTGTAATAATGCGTTTAAATTTATTTCTTCCGAACCCGATGATACCCCCTTAGCTTGGGCGATTTTGTCAGCCTTGGACTTTCTTATGCGTGTCAATATCTCGTTATTCATCTGCTCAACCTTGTAGTATTCCTCGTCACGCTTGACGACCTTATCGCCCGTAGTGGTCGTGTCCGCCGATTTGCCGTATTTAATCCTCGGCAAATCCCTGCACATCAGGTCAATCTTGGCATTCGTAAGGACGCATCGGTAAATGTATGCGTCAATCCATATCAGGCCGAATAGGAACGAGCGTGGCTTTAAAGCCCATCCGTTATTTTCTCCGAAGCTTGCCCGTATTCCTTGAAAAGTTCTTGAAGGAATGGCTTGGCTTCCCTTCTGGTCATCATCATCTTCGTCTCCTTCATCGTCTCCAAGGATACCGTAACTGCCAAGAACTCCAGCAGCGGAATTTTTTTTTTACCTGTTTCGACCACTTCCATCAAATCCTTGTAATCATATTCCTTGATGAAGTAGAAGTATCGCCACAATATGCCGTGCAACAACCATATTTTAAAGGCGCTGTTGAGGATTATGTAGGACACGCACTTATGAATAGACCTTGACCGTTCCTCCATGGCTTTAAGCGCCTCCATTTCGGTCATGTCGTCCGATATGGCGACCCTTGCTTCGACCAGAATGCGTGTGACCTTTTCGGTCGTGTAAGGTTTCAGGTATTTAATCTTGTAGGATTTGTTCAGGATCTTGGCAAGAGTGGATCTGTCTTCGTTGATGTCTAAAAGTTCCTGCTCGTCTTTTGCCGATGGTTGCTTTCTTGGGGTGGTCATGGGTTTGAGGATTTTTACGGGTGGATTTATTCTACCTTAACGGGCAAATATAGTCAAAGTGTTAATAGATGCAAAACTTTGGGTGGGTTTGTTTTAAAGTATGTTAATTCTGGAATCTTTTTCGGGGAAATGCTTGCGGGGGTAAAGAGAAGGGGTTATATTTGTGGGAAATAATAAATGAAAAGTAGCTATGCCGATAAAGGATTTACAAAAACGAAGGGAATATTGCAAACTATACAGGGCTAAAAACATAGACAGAATAAAAGCTGCGGATAAGGCATATAGGGAGTCTAATATTGAGTCAATATTGGTAAAAGATAGAAAACGTTACCATAGCGGAGATAAGTGTAAAAGAACAGAATTGATGAAAATATACAGGATAAAAAATATAGACAAAATAAAAGACAAAAAGATTAAATATTATAATACAAACAGGGACTCCATTCGATTGAAAGCCAGCGAGGATCAAAAATATAACGTGTCAATACTGAGTGATAAATATATAAAACATAGGCTTGCGATTCTTGGAATACCAAAAGAGCCCATCACCCCCGAACTCATTGAATTAGAACGAATAATAATTAAAACCAAAAGATTATGCAGAACATTAAAGAACTAAGACAAGACTTATCAAAGAATTACGAACTGATGAAAGCCAAAGAAATGGACTTGGCTTTAGGAAAACAGCTTGCAAACACGGCAGGTAAAATGCTTACCACCATTAAGATTGAGCTTGAATATGCTGCGCTTAACGGCGATAAGAAGAAGATCGACTTTATGGAATACTAAATTTAACCATTAAAACATTTAAAAGAATGACAAAAGACAAAAAGAGAAAAATTTATGTAATCGCGTCCGTAGTATTAGCATTGGGCGCTACGATTCTTTCAGTCTCCTTCGGATTTAAGCACGAGTGGAGCGCTATGCTTGGATGGGGATTTGGGGCTATTTACGCATGGGCAAACCTACCTATCGACATAGAAGTGAACGTAGCGTAACACCCATTCTTGCCCCTAAACACAAAAGCCCCGAGGATTTCCCCCGAGGCTTTTTTAATAAGACCAAGACCCGTAAGTTTACGGCAGCAAAGTCCAACGGTAGTCGGAAGGATTGGTACTTTCTACGGCGGTCAGCTTATTGTAAGCCATACCGATATAGGTCAGAGCACCTTGGGTGTCGGACATTCCAGCCCCGGAGCTGTTGGAACCGTACTTAAGCCAAGTGTACAAAGTCGGAGCGGATGTAGTCGGGGTGTAGAAGATAACGTCGGGTTGGTCGGCCAAGAAGGAATTCAGGGCGACAATCGAGATATTGATAGATAAAGGATTGGTGGAAGGCGTATCCTGAGACACGTAAGCAACCATTTGACCGTTGGTGATGATGACAGAGCCACCATTATTTTCATAGTCAATTTTGACCATCGTGTTCAGAACGAACGTATCCAAAGAGATGCCTGTTACGGTCATACCTGCGGGAGTGTAAGACGGAACAATACTCGTGTTAAATAGTTCAGTCAGAACGGCGGCGTTGGTATCTGGGATTTGAGCAGTTACCGTAAATTCGTTCGGTTCAAACTTGGTATAAATGGGTGCGCCAACTTGGTCTACCTTTACTTCGGTTTTGGTTGGTTCGGCCTGATTAATTTTAAGGGAATCCTTCAGGGTATAGAAAATTTCTTCCCAAGCAGTAGCGCCAGAGATGAGGGCTACTGGGGCGATGGAGATTTTCGAGATCCCCATTTTCGGTGTGATAGTGTGTCCTAATGCCATAATGTTAGTTGTTAATTATTACTTTTATGTTGATGATTTGGTATGTAAATCCACTACCATCATCGACAGTAGGGGTTGCATTCAGATATGAAAATTGGTAATTGGCCGTTGCAAATGGAAGATTGTTCAGTAGGGTCGAGTTGATGGACTCAAACTTGCCCACGTTCATCGTAACCCCCTCCTTCAAATCCTTGACATAAATATCCAAACTTACGATTGCCTCACCATAGGCAGTCCAATCATAAATATTGGTAGATACGCGGGAAACAATATAATCGCTCAAACCATCCGACAATACCCGTGGCCTCTTTAGAAAGACGTTGTTGCTCAAATTGAGCGCAACTATCTTATTGTAGAGTTCACGTTGAAGTAGTGTTATGTTCAGGTTTGCGTTCATCGGTTATGTAGTTGCGTGTCTTTTTATGTCTCTAATCCATTCTAACGATACAAAATTGAAAGAGTCGGATAGGACGGTCAGCATGTCGCCAGCCTTTGACCTTTCGCCTTCAGTCCTGCGAACGTATCCCTCAATCGCTGCTCCGTAGTCAGCCCCCGCCACAATGACGGCAGACCAAGAAAAAGCAGATTTGAAAGATTCGCAAAAACTTCGAGCCTCGGCAGACCCCTCGCCAGAACCCTCAGCCTTGAACTTCACCATCCTGCCGTTATTGTAAATGGCATAAGAGAATGAGTTTTCCAGATTGAAAGTCTGATTGTCAAAACTATGCTTTTCAACGGCTACATTTATCGCTCTTTGGCAGATTGATTCAAATATCTCCAACATCATCTTTGCTTCGATGTTTTTGGCGACCTTGAACGCTTCGTTAAAGACTTTGGTGTTGTCCGTTTTCATTGCAGCTTCTCCAGTAAGGTTAGGGGTAAGAGTGGTGTTAGTCCGTCAGTTTCTTGTCGGCCTTCGTGGCCTTCAGTAGCTGTACGTCCGATTTGATGTCATTTGTATTGAGAAGTATAGCATCAAGTTTTTTACCCTGTTCGCATACATCTTCGGTTAAGTCAGTTCGGAAAAGCCTTGTAACCGCAGCTTCGGATTCAACGGCATTAATCCTGTCACTGAAATTTCCGTAAATACCTCCAATAGCAATAGCCATCGTCAGTACCAGTCCAACCTTTTCAGCCTTGGAAAATCCTTTTGTGTTATCATTTGCGCTCATTAGTTTTTAACTTCTATGTAGTAAATATTATTTCCAAAGTTATTCACTTGAGCCTCAACTACCGTACCCGTGATGATTCTTACCCTATCGACGACCGTGATTGAATCTCCAGCATAAACAGCAACTTCCGAGAAAGGAAGGGATACCGTAAATTCGGATTCCAATATGCTTTGTCTGTTCATCCCCTTGCCTGAGACATAATTCCTGCACACGGACGAAAGAATTACTTCAGTCGTCATTGCAGGGGTAGCCTCTGTTCCTGTATTCGAAACCCGACTGACCACAACACTATGCGGCCAACGTGGATTAAGAACCATAATAGGGAGTCCCGTTAAGGGAGGTTATCTTAACCGTGGCAAGGTATGACAAATCAGAATACTTCTTGTAAATGGCGTTTGCCAAGGATTTAAATAATCCCTTGTCGCCAGCGGAGATGGAATAATTCCCTTCCGTGTGCGACCATCCGCCATCAGAGTCTTTTGCGCCAGTATAGGATGACGGCATGGAAATAGCCATCATGTAAGCATCCGCTGTTGCCAATTCCAATGTTTCCAAGGAAAGCGACGTTACCGATGCGTTATACGCAATACCCCTTTTTATTCTGATTGTGTTAAGCATAGCCTCCGATAGAGACCATGGAACCATGCCTGAAAGATACGATTCAATAGTAGTAATGAAATAAGCGACAACGGCAGCATCTCCCGCGGGCGAATCGAATGTGACAGGATTGGCTAAATATTCAACCCCGTTTACAGTCCACCTTTGAAAGACATTGCTCGATGCGGGCGTTGCGGTCAGTGTGATGGTGGGGGTGTCAGTATACACCCCCGAGCCATCAACTGTGCCAGCGCCGACAACTTCGACCGTAACCGTAGTGTTACTTTCGGCTAAGAATATAACCCCGTCTACAAGTCTGATTATCGTCATCGCTTAAAAAATTACCTTAATTAATAGTAGTTAAACCCATTTCAACGCCCCGATTAAGGAGTCGTTGCGGTCGTGGTATCCAAATAAATCGTGAAGTCAATCTGAGTAGGAACTGGAATACAAGTACACTCGGCGATGAATTCAGTAGATTTCTTTTTGGAATCCGTTTCCTGAAAGACTGCGAACTTGCCGCCTTCTGCCGTGTAGGCGGGGTTGGCGACGGTTGCGAAACTCAAGTCAGGATACGTCCATTGCAATTCACCAAAAGAGCCAGAAGGACGGGCAACCACTACGCCATCAACGAAGCCGCGGAGGGCCTTCTTCTGAATGGTACGGGTAGCGGTGTCGAATACGCCAACAGTGGCAACGTCTTTGATGACATTGATGGGAGGCAAATCAAGACCTTCAAGATAGATGCGGACATCGGATTCGGTAACAGGATACAAACCGTAATTGGCTGCAAGGACTGTTCCGCCAGTCATCTTGATAGCAATGGCGGCGCGAACTGTAGCGTGGTTCTTGAAGATGATCCATGTAGCGTCGTTCATACAGAACTCGCCGATGGTTATAAAATGCAACCTTGCAAATGCCTGCATGTCAAGCAAGTCGCCGATAGGATTGGCGGAAGCGGAACTCCAGTCAGATTTCGTACCGTAGGCGCCAGAACCGCATTTTAGCTTGTTGGCAGCGGGAACCCCGAAGTCAAAAGCCAAACCTTGCAGTCCACCTCCGTTATTCAGAACGGTAGTCGTGTATGCGCCAGTAGAAAGGATCTGCAAACCAGCAAACGTAATCAGGGCATGGATGCCGCTAAGCAATTTACCAACGTTCAGCGAGAACTGATTGAACAGCAACTCGAAGTTGGGAACGGCTTGGAAGTTGACCATCATCTTCTTCATTTCGAGCATGGACTTTTCGTTTGCGTCGAAGCCCAATTTCATGCGAGGAAGATTACCGGAAGAAATCGTGATTTGGTCGGTCGTGATTTTAGGAGCCTCACCGTCATAAGCGACGATGGATGCCATCACGGGAATAGATTTATTGCCACGAAGCTGCTTGTACTCGCCAGCTAAGCTGGGCGCGGCCTCATCGTAGAATTCAGTCCACTTAACCTGACTAAACCAATCGAAATAGGCAGTGTTAAGGAATGTCTGCATGTTATCATAACCGTATGCGGACAGTGCGCCGTTGATAAGCGCATAGGTAGTAGCGTCATAAGAACCAGTAGGGAATGCCATAATATATTATGTTTTAGTGTTAATTAATAATAATAGATTAGGCTACATACCCGCTGTTCTGCATTTCTGCAAACTTATGGTACTCAAGCATAGGGATACCAGCGGCGACAATAGCCGGAAGATAGGGGATGGTATTTTCATACACATATTTCGGGCCGATTGCGATGCCTACTGAATTCTGGTCACCAACGATAGTGTCGTCGATAGTCAGGGAATTCGGAACGCAATAAGGCAGTTTGCCAGAGCCAGCCGTAGCGGAAGCGGATTGTACCAAGTATGCACCAACGATAAGACCACCAACGGCAACAGAGCCAGCAAGAGTGGTAGCGATGGAGGCGGCGATAGAACCACCAACCTGAGCAACAGCTACGGTAGGAATTGTGCCTACGCCTGCAACCTTTTGGGTAAATACCAAAGTTGCGCCATCAGCCTTCACTACAAAGTTCTGATTGTCAGCTTCAAGAACGTCTTGAAGATTTTTTGCGGTATCAACCTTGGTCGAGCCAATTTCGATAACACCAGCAGCAGCAGCGGCAGCAAAAGTATAGACAACCGAATTGACGGTCATCGTATCAGCTACGCCCGGGACGGTTCCGATAGTCAACGTGTATTTTCCCTTAACGGCGGCAACGGCGGCGTCAATAGCGGCGGTGGCAACAGTGAAGGTGGTGGCGCGAGCAACGGAATTGTCAACGGCGGGAACCGCGACAGCCAAAGCAGGCGTAGTCATAGTTGCGCCCAAAACTTGAACGATGTCCCCTGCGTGAAGTGCGGGAAGATTACCCATGGAGTGAACGGTGATAATAGAGTTGGTAGAGTCGGGCGTTACGGCCTTCACTTTCCACGCTCGCAAAATTTTAGCCGCATGGGTCAGGGTGTTGAATTCGACAGGGCTGCCAGCGGAGAGAACTTCCCCAGCCACCAGATTCACCGACGTAAGCAAACCACCACTTTCCGCACGTTTGGGCTGTTCTACCCAAATAGGCAACATGCCTCCAAAGGAGTCAGAGTCTTGGGAATATTGATTCCAATTTCTCATAATGTTTGATTGTGTTTAATTAATAATTTTAAGTTAAGTCGTTGCCGTTTCTTTCGGCTTGGGTAGCCCGAGTTTTTCTCTGGTCTTGTCAAGCTGTTTTTGTGCAGCAGCCTGTTGTTCTTTTTTTCCTTCTCCGCTCATCGTGGATGGGAATTTTGGGGCGGAACCGTCTCCGAAGATTTCCTTGTACTCCTTATTATATAAGGGTAGGGCTTGATCTGCGATTTGAGTGGCGGTCATGGCTTCGTCGAATTGGTGAAGGGCAAGAGTGTTGGCAAGTACCTTTTCATGGACTGCACCTTTTTCTTTCAGGATTTTTGCCACTTCGGTGAGTTTTACCTTTCCGTCAGCCGCTTTCTTTTCCTGAGATTCCTTCGCTTCCTGAGCTTCGAACCGTTCCCTGATTTTCTTTGCCCATTCCGGCTCCACATCAGCGGGGGGGGTTACGGGCGGTGTTACTGGGGGAGCTACGGGTGGAACTACTACGGTAGGAGCTACCTTAGCCAGCCTTGCGGCTTCTGCGGCAACTGCACCCATGTTTCCTTCGAACTCTTTTAATACGACTACGGCATCAACAATGCCCGATTCGATGTTGGCTTCCTCGGTAATTTGTTTACTTAATCGAAGCGCTTCTGCATTCAGTGTACGGTCTGAGATTGAAGTTACCTTCTTTCCGTTTTCCGTCATCTGAGCTTTTAATGCGGTAAAGATTTTTTCTTGTAACGGCATAATATTTCTGTTTGTTGGTTTAAAACGATTCCACCGATGCGGATTCGTTGACGCTTTTTAACGTACTTGGCAAAAATAACATATATTTTAACAGTTGCAAAACAATCAAAGGCAAAGTTTTGAAAGAATGTTAAAATGATTTATCTTTGGCGTTTAAGGATTAAATTATGACATGGGCGATATTGTAAAAGGAATAAAGCATATCAACGGACAGGAGGTATATTCAAATGAGTATGCACAAATGGTTCGTGATGATAATGTCGTCCGAGCAAAACAGATGATGCCCATATTCAACTTCCTACCTCAGTCTGGATTTCAGGAGGATGTGTTGACCTGCGAGGCTGATGTTAAGATGGTTGGAGGAAGAAGAGGATCCGGAAAATCTGGCGTAATGACCTTAGAGCCGATGTATTACATCGACAACCCGTTATTCAGAAGTTACGGATTTCGTAAAGAAGAAAACGACGTAAGGCAAGGACTAGCTAATACCGCCAGATTGTTTTACAGCGCAATAGCCAAGTCAACAGGAAATGACTTTAAATGGGAATTCAAATCTGGGGCTACCGTTCTTTTCAATCACCTTCAGAATGAGAATGAAATTGACAGGCGTTTTCGTGGTCAAGAGTTGCCGTGCATCGAAATTGATGAGGTGACGCAGCTTCAGGAAAAGACAATTTTCACCCTTCTTGCCTCTAACCGTAATACTATCGGAGTCAAGAATACCTTTACGATGTCATGTAATCCCGAAAAAGACAGAAAGAAATGGGGTTATAAAATCGTCAAATGGTACATAAACGAGGATACGGGCGAAATACGGGAAGATAGGGACGGGAAGATAAGATATTTCTTCAAATATGGTAAGACTATTGACGACATGGTTTGGGGCGACTCGAAAGAGGAGGTCTATAAAAAAGCCAAATCGAAGATAGATCCATTCATTGACCCAAGTTCAGGCATAACATACAAGTCACTAATCAACTCGTTCTGTTTCATAGAGGGTAAATACGCCGACAATAAGATACTTCAATACAAGGATAAGAAGTATATGGGTAATCTTGCCTCGAAGGGCGACGATGACTCAAAGGCTGATATTCTTGGACTGTGGGGCATGGGTGGAGAAGAGCAGGCCGCCGAACTTACCGAAGAGGAAATACGCCACCACATATTCGAGAACACCCCGCAGCGCTCTGGTACAATGTACGCCACCATCGACGTAGCCCTTCAGCGTGACTATTTCGTAGTGTACATTTTTGACGGAAAGCACCTGCAAGATGTCGAGTATTTTTGCGGAGTCCTATCGGATGATGCGGCTATATTAGTCAGAAAGCTTCTGGAAAAATACAACATACGCGAGGAGAATATGACGTATGACGGTAACGGTATCGGTCGATACCTTGAAGGTCACTTCCGTAAATCGCTGATGTTTAATAATAAGGCCACGTCCTCCAATTCTAAACTATGGGATAACCTAAAATCCGAATGTGCTGAGAAATTCGCGACGGCGGTAAAGGGCGGAAAGTACAGCGTAGAACCCTCTGTACTGGAAAAGAAAATCATCATCAACACCCAAGCCAAATGGTCTCGCTCGAAAGGAATGGATGAGTACACCTTAACTTGGGAAGATAGAATTTTGGCAGAATCACGCGCACTCTGTCGAAAGGTTGGGAGCGACCAAAGATTCGAGATAATCACGAAAATGATGATGAAAATTTTAGTCGGCCACTCCCCTGACTTTTTAGAAGCGCTGTTCATGCGTGAAGCGTTCTCGGAAAAAGCCCGAAACTTCAGTGGCTTCGGGATGTTCGCTGGAAGATGATGCGAAGAAAAGAGGGCAAGAATGGGTGGGTAAAGCGCAAAAATCTGTGGACAAGTTTTAACTAAACGATATAACCAATTTAACCAAAACAATATATGGAACCGAAATCAATTTTACTTAAAGAGCCGTTCAAGCGCATCATGCCCGATACGGTCTTCACTAACTGGGGAGGCTTCTACACAACGGACGGTTCCATGACTACCGTTCAGTCTCCGAATTTGATGTACCAAGTCGTCACGCAGGCCAATTTCATGCAGGAGTATGACCCGAATGGACACAAGATTTGGGACAGACATTATCTTGCCGACCGTTTAAAGACTGACGAAAAGAAACGCACCTATATCCATTATGTTGAGCGTTGCGCCTTCCCATTCCAAGCGGTCATCGTAACGAAGCAACTGACTCACCTTTGCGGCAATCCGATCAACTTCCTTAACTCCTCCCCCAAACCTACGCGTGAGCAGGAGGATATTATGTCAGAGTTCAAGCAGGGATGGCTGAAAAAGAACATGGAGGAAGCATTCTTTGAATGCGCCAAGTCTGAAAAGATTACGGGCGACTGCGCCATTGCGGGATATGTCAGCAATGGTAAGTTCGGCGTAAAGACTATGGGCTACATGAACGGAGAAGTTCTGTATCCGCACTATGACAATTTGACAGGCAAGTTGAAAGAGTTCGGTCGCTCTTATCGTACCTATAAGGTTGAGAACGGAAAAGAGCAGACAATAGCCGAATATCTGGACGTATGGGACGATACTTTTCTTTCCACTTACGAGCGGACAAACTCGTTCGGAACAAAGGTGAAACGCATAATTGGTTCTGATGGATGGGAGCTTATCTCACGTAATCGCCATAACTGCCCAAATGGCGTTCCCGTGGCGTATAAGCGCAGCAAAATAGGGGCGGCATGGTCGCTCGTTCAAGACTGCATTGACAAATACGAACTCGCCGTTTCGAACCTTTCCGAAAATAACAAGGCTTACGCTTTCAGAATCCTGTTTGTCAAGGGCGATGAGGTTGGACTGGAGCATGATTCAACTGGTACTCCTACCGTGATTACAGGGGATAAGGATTCGGAGGCCAAGTTTTTGGAACGGGCGGACGCAAGCGCGAGCTTTGAACTCCAACTCAAGATACTGTTGCAGAATATCTTTACCGGATCTTTCACCGTCCTGCCCCCAGAGGTAAAATCAGGGGATTTGCCCGGAGTTGCAATCAAACTGCTCTATTCCCCTGCGGTCGAAAAGGCTATGGAAGAAAGTAAGGAGTGGAATATGTTTGTCGACGACTTGGTTGGAATATTCAAGTGGGGCTACGGAATGGAAGCGTCACGTACTGCCGAATTCGAGGCGTTGGACGTTCGCGGACAAATTGAGCCATACGTGCATCAGAATGTTACGGAACTTATCAATCAGATTAATACATCCATCGTGGCTGGTTCGCTTTCAGGTCAGACGGCCCGGGAACGGAATCCACTGGGTACGAATACCGAGAATGCCAAATATGTTGAGGAGCAGGATAAGAAGATGGAAGATGAGGCCAAGGTAGCTGGAGCGAATAAGCCAGAACCCGCATCGGGAAATGGCAAGAGTGACGGCGGCGGCGACAATCCGACTAATGCGGTACGAGAGGCGGCTGCGAAATAAAAGAGCGAACCCCGATATAGTACGAGTACATCGGGGTTCTTTTTTGTCATGGGAAAATTGTGAAAAACCATGACTAATGATACAAACTAATCTATCTTTCCTGATTTGGCCTTGCTGATACAGTCTGCAACCCAACCAACAAGATATGCGTAAGCTTCGTTCCCTTGGCTAAAAGATTGGCTAATGACGTCACAATCCTCGTATATGCCATCAACAACATGGATGGATTCGTGGGCTATGTTTTTGACGGTAGCATCCGTTGATCGTGTAGAAGAAACGAGAAATCCATGAAGCCCAGTTTCTTTATGCGTAGCACGAGAAACCATCATGTAGCATTTATTCAGATATTCAGTATAATTACTACCCTCGAATTCAAAAACATTACAAATAGCTTCCGATTTAGCGTTTAAACATACCCACAAGAGTCGCGGGTATATCTGTGGATCAAACTTATAAAGCTTAATATCGCCCTTCATGCTATAAACGCTCAAAAGTTTTTCCGCTGTCGGTCATAATAAAATACTGATAATGGCGAAGGGGATTATTTGCACAAATAAAGAAATTGGTTCCGTTTTCTCCACAAACGATACACTCAACAGAGCTGGAGTCCTCGTGGGGCCAATCTTTAATCGTAGCCTCAAACTCCTTCGTCCATCCGCGTTTCACTTTCGAATAGGATATACCCAATTCAAAATTCTCAAGAACCTGTTCAAACGGCAAACTCTCGTTTTCCCGAACCTCTTCAATAATTCTCAATGTAAACATATCTGTATAAATTTATGTATATCCACCAAACTCACAGCGTTGATGGTTGGCTGTTTATTTGCGAGCGCCATCATGCTTGGCTCCGATCGCTGAGTTTTAGACCGACATATCCGCATGATTAGATTCCGCTTTTTACTAGATTATTGGCGGCAGACTGGGATACTTCTAAGGAGAGGTATTCTGGTCAATAGGTTTCGGACGGACTCGGCTTGACTAATTTCGAGAGGTGCTATAATAGAACTCACTCTGCCTACTATCGGGGATATACTACCAATCCATCCCCACGCTATTGCCTACTTTCCTGCCTTGGCCTATCCGTCCGTTATGATTCATGTCGGCAGTGCGCACTGGTTGTTCCCGACAAGTAAACTGAAATATCGTTTTGTAAGCTAAATCAGTCCGCCTAACTGTGGCAACTTTGGCGGTTTTGTGCTATTTCTTCGACTTATGTTTAACCTCTTTAGTTTCCTTGTGGGTTTTCGACTTGTCATTCTTTGACTTAACTTCAGTCTTTTTGCTTGGGGATGATTTCGATTTTGCCATAATTCTATATTGTTAAGTAAATTAGCGGAAGGAGTAGGATTCGAACCCACGGAGCTTTTACACCCAACGGTTTTCAAGACCGCCTCATTAGACCACTCTGACACCCGTCCATTGCGGAGAAAGTAGGATTCGAACCTACGGAACAGTATGTCGTCCCCATGTTTAGCAAACATGTGCATTCAGCCACTCTGCCACCTCTCCATATTCCGATTTATTCCCATCCAAATCGGAAAACGACCCGCCAACTACGGTGCGGAAAAAGGATTACCTCGCTATTAACGAAAGCGCTTCTTGGATTACGTCGCCTGCGTCCAGACTGCTAATAACTAAGCTCCGTCACTCCACTGAATCCCATTACACCATTCAACTCTAATTTCGGTCATAGCCGTGTATTCGTAGGTAGGCAATAAAAAGTTGTCGTCGGTCTCTACCTTGAGTATTTATTTGTACTTTTAATGATTCAATATCAACATGACGGAGCGCTCTTCATCAGGGTTTATTAGTTGCGAATTCCGAAGTCGAATCAGAATCGAAGGCTTATGAGGCCCACATGCTACCATTACACCAATTCGCTATTTTGTCAAGGAGTTTTTGCTTCAGCCCTCCTCGACACTGGCCTATCTACGTCACGCTTTCACAAGCGCCTTTCGAGTATAGCTGTGGGGAAATGAAAAAACCACAGCAGATCTAAAAATGAAAGAAGTCCACAAATATAACAAACCAAACCTATACTGTAAAACTTTTTGCCAAGAAGTTTTAGGATT